TTAAGCCCCGATGCTGAAAACCTGCCCAATTTACCATCAGGTTATTACCAGAATTTGGTATTAGGTAATGACCCTGAATGGGTTAAGGTGTATGTGCATGGTGAGTATGGTTATACGAGGGATGGTAAGCCAGTGTTTCCTTTATTTACGCCATCAATACATATAGCTAAAGAGCCATTAGTGCCTGTTCGGGGTATTTCGCTTACTATTGGAATGGATTTTGGTTTGTATGTTGCAGCGGTTGTTACGCAAGTTTTGCCTAATGGTGCGTTTCGAGTATATGATGAGCTTGTTTCAGAGGATGCGACAGATGTTGATACATTTGCAACTGAACGGTTATTACCGTTATTGCAAACGAAGTATTTTAATTGGCCATATATAGTTATTGGTGACCCTGCTGGGAATGCAAGGTCGCAGTTAAATGTTACCAGAACATGTTTTACCACTCTTCGTTCGAGGGGTATTAAAGCGTTTGCGGCTTATACGAATTCGATTGGAGCACGCTTGCAGGCTGTTAATAATTATTTGACCAGGTATATAAAAGGTGAGCCTGCGTTTTTAATTGATGGTAGTTGCACCTATTTAATTCGTGGCTTGACAAGTAAGTATTGTTTTCGTAGATTACGGTTAACAGGTGAGCGTTATGCAGATGTTCCTGATAAGAACATGTATAGCCATATAGCAGATGCTTTGACATATGCATGTTTAGGTTATACATCAAAGCAGGTTAATCATGATGATATTAACTTTGCCCATACTGGGATTAACCAGTATGGTTTACGAGCTCAGGGGTGGTTTTGATGGAAGCTTTGATTACAGATTTAGATGCACCTATACAAGATGATACTACTGAACCAAATTTAACACCATTAGTAAGTAAGGTGTTATCAGATTTACATCGTGCTGTTGCTGCTAAAAATCCTATTGTGGATAGAATGATAGCGGCCTTGTATGCGATGCAGAATGAATATTCGCCAGGAAAATTAAGTGAGATTAGAGCTGAAGTTGGAGGTTCAGAGCTATTTATTCCACTTATCAACATGAAGGTTCGTGCTGGTAAGGCGTGGTTATCAGAAATATATTCAGATGTTGATAAATTATTTGAATTAAAACCTACACCGATACCTGATGTTCCTGACCAGGTTGAGTTTCAATTGCAGCAACAATTAAACCAGGCTTTGCAGCCTCTCTTAAATAGTGGTGTTACAATAGATGGGCAAGCCCAGCAGATTGTTCAGGAACAAACGAAGGAAGATTTACTTAATTTGATAAAAGAGCGAGCTGAAAAATTAGCTCAAAAAATGCAGCGACAGATTCATGACCAGTTTATTCAAGGTGGATTTTATAAAGCGTTTTCATCTGTCCTATATGACCTGGTATTATTTCCTGCTGGCATCCTAAAAGGGCCTGTGTTACGGCGAGAACAAGTTTTTACAAAAAATCCGCAGGAACCCACCACTACGATTTTGCCTACCTATAATAGAGTTAATCCTATTGATTTTTACCCTTCCCCAACGGCTACTGATATAGATAGTGATTACATGATTGAGATTTTACATTTAGCACCTTCTGATTTATATAATTTGATTGGTGTTGAGGGTTTTAATGAGGATGCCATTCGGAGTATTCTACATCGTTATCAAGGAGGGTATTTATCAGTAAATGTTGGTGGGTTAAACAGTGCTGTAAATGAATTACGCCAGCAATTTGAGGGTAAGGATTATACTCAAGGTGATGTAATTGAGGTTATTGAGTATTGGGGAACGGTTAAAGGTTCGCTTTTGCAAGATGAGGGGTTAGATATACCGATTGATGATGTTGGTTATTATAATATGTGCATTTGGGTTGCAGATAATACAGTAATTAAAGCTATGTTAAACCCAGACCCTCTTGGGCATAAGCCGTATGTTAAGGCATCATTTGTTGAGATACCAGATAGTTTTTGGGGTTTATCAATAGCTGATATTTTGAAACCTCTGCAGGATGCATTAAATGCTTTAGGTCGTAGTGCTATTAACAATGCTGTT